CGACTGGTACCGGGCCTACGATCCCGAGCGGAACGTGGAGTACCTGCACGAGCAGGGCTTTTACTTCACAGTCGCCGGGGATGCTTTCTGGGCGATCGTCGCCGCGAACAAGCGTGAGGGTGAGGTGAGCGAGGACTGAGGCACAGGAGAGGGGCGCCCCACATGGGGCGCCCCTCCTTCCTTGCTTCTCCTCCGAATCATGGATTACATCGGTCTTCATCTCGCCCGATTGAACGGGCGTACCCGTGAAAATCGGGGGTATCTCCTCTCCTTGTGGGCGAGGCATCTCGCTGAGCGGGACGCCGATCCCGTCAGCGCGTCGCGTCAGGATGTCGAGGAGTGGATCGCCCGCCGCCGGGATGCGGGGATCAGCGGGCGCACGATCCGCAGCGGTCTGTCTCACCTGCGGGTCTGGTACAGGTGGCTCGTGGAGGTAGGTGCGCGCGGTGATGACCCGACGGTCCTCATCCGCGCTCCGCGTGTGGGGATCACCGCCAGGCCGTGGCTGGGACGCGAGGATGCGGCCCGTCTCCTGGAAGCGTCCCTCACGTGGGAGGGCGGCGAGCTCGCCGCCCAGGTCCACCTCTGGCTCCTGAGTGGATTGCGGCCTGGTGAGCCGCGGGGACTGCGCGTCACCGATCTTGGGACGCATGACCAGGCGGTGACCCTGGCGGTGTCCGCGACGAAAACCCCGGGGCGGGAGATAATCACCCTCCCGCCCTCCACGGCCGGTATCCTGGCGCGGCATGCCGAGGGGCGCGTGCTTGGGCCTCTGCTCTGTAATCCGCGTACTGGTCGGGCATGGACTAAAGCGTGTGAGCGCGTGCGCTTCCAGAGACTCCTGCGCTCGGCAGGCGTGCCGATGTGCACGCCGTACGGGCTGCGCACGTCAATGATCACCCTAGCTCTGGCGGCCGGGGTGAGCGAGCGCGACGTATCGATCGCGGCCAGGCACACCTCCAGTGCGCAGACCGCACACTACGATCGCCTGCGCACCCACGCGGAGCGCCCCGTCGCCCCGCACCTGGAAGCATGGCTCCAGCAAAAAGAGGGAGTGTGATATATTCCAATAAAATAAAAGGAGGAGAACGTGGCCGAATTTGAGCCGATCAACCTATTTATCCGCAGGATCGGCCTGGGGCTGTCGCAGCGTGAGCTCGGGGTGCTGCTGACCCCGCCAACGACGCAGATTGTGGTGTCTCATTGGGAGACCGGGACCCATAGCCCCAGGGATCCGCTCAGCATCGACATGGCGCTGAGCGAGTACGAGGATAGGTTTGTCTTACTCGTCGACGAGCTGCTGTCCGTGGCAGAAGACGAGGAGAAGCTCGTCGACTCCTCAAGTGTCGTGTACCCCATGTACACGACACAGGCCGAGTACGAGGCGCACTGCCCGCATGCTCAAGCTATCCCATGCCTGAGTATGTACCGTCTGGCGGTCGCTCAGGCCGCCATGATAGTGCGTAACGAAGGCCAGGCGGCGCGGGTCGAGCTCGTCGGTTAGGCGTGCGAAAGGCCCCCTCCCACCGGATTCCGGTGGGAGGGGGCCTTCCTTGCGTTATCAGAATTCCTCGATGCCTCCAGCGATCTGCGCGGGGTCAGACTAGCACGGCCGCGTCCATCCTCGCCGTCAGCGCTGCGTCGCGCTCGCGGGTAGCGTGCTGGTACCGAAGCGCGACATCAACGTCGCTGTGCCCGCCCCGGTGGAGAAGCTCGGCCAGGGTGGCGCCCTGCTGCGCGAAGATCGTGAGGCCCGTATGTCGCAGGTCATGGAACTTAAACCACGGAATGCCGGCAGCCGTCCGCGCTCGCTCCCAGGCCCCACGGAGGCTGTTTGGATGAAGCGGCAGTCTGGGCGACCGATCCGAGCATAGGAACCAGGCCGTAGCGTCCCGCTCGACGTAGGAATCAAGGTGCGCACGCAGCGCTGGGACCAGCGATGCGGGAATGACGATCTCGCGGACGCCGGCGGCGCTCTTCGGGGGCAGCTCGACCGGCCCCTCACCCGTCAGGTACTGCACCTGTCGCTCGATGCGGAGCGTCGCGGGCGTGGAATCGAGATCAAGGTCTCGCCGCTGCAGGCCGGTCAGCTCTCCAAGCCTGGTCTGACACCACGCAGCAAGCAGGACTGCGATGCGCAGTCGCGAGGGCATGGCGTCGGCGGCGGCGCGAACCTCCTCGGGCGTCGCGACCTGCCGCTCACACTCACGGACGGGCCGGTGCTTCTGTCCCTCGGGGACTCTGCAGGGGCTCGCCTCGATGAGGCCGGCCTTAACCGCGGCGTTCATGCATGCCGACAAGGTCATGTAGATAGGGCGCGCGACACCAGGACCTTTGCCCTCCCAGACGCGCTGGTACCAGGCGTCGACGTCCTCGACACTGATAGCTCCGAGGGGCTTCGCGCCGAAGGGCGGGATGAGCTGTCGCATCCGATAGGTGTGCGTCTGGATTGTCTTGGGTGTTCGGCCTAGTCGATCGAGCGACGCGAGCCACCGCTCCGACCAGTCGGCGAAAGTGGTCGACGCGCGCTCGGCGGCGAGCTCTTGCGCCCGCTCGCGCTCGCGGGCTTCTTTGGGACTGGTCCAGGTGCCCTCGCTGATCTCGGCCTCGACGTGTGCAAGGAAAGCACTCGCGTCGGCCTTGCGGATGAATGAGTGCCCGGCGGTGTACTTGCCGCCGTCGGGGCCTGTGTATCGGACCTCGAAGCGTCCGCTTCGGGCCTTCCTGATCGAGCCGAAGGATCTGCGTCCGCTCATGTCTGCCTCCTCGTCGGGAAAGTGGCGCAGAATCTTTTTCCACTCTGTGCGCCACCTGTGCGCCACTAGTAATGATATATCCTGCTACATCCTGATATATAGGTGAGCGCGTGTACAGGCGATGAAAAGCGCATGAGGAGAACGAAAACCCCGGAATCTCAACGAGACTCCGGGGTGTGGGTGGAGATGGGGGGAATCGAACCGGAGTGGCGGAATTGCAAAGAAAAACGGTGGCACACCCCGTTTTGCACCACTACAGCGCCACAAGCATGCGCGGAGGCCAGCGCCGAAGTCCGTGACACCTGCTTCGCTCGTGGTTACACATGCTCATACGCAAACTATGGAACGATATTCACATCTGATGGAACATCTTCCCTATTTCCTCGACGGGTGGACGACAGTTTTTAGTTCCCTCGTTCTTTGTGGCGCTTCCGCGCTTTGAGCATGTCCCCGAAGCTCTTTTGCTTCCACCAGGGTGTTTCGGCGAGCTCGTCGAGCTTAGAGGCTCTTTCTTCATCTGTGATGCGGGCTTCCGCTGCTTCCTCCACCTTTGCTTTTGCGGCGGCAGGACGTAGTTTCGCCACGAATCTCATTGCGTCGTTGACGTGCTTGCGGTCAACGCGGATCATCCACGCGTACTCGTCTCCCTCAATAGCGAGCCACTTGTCCCCGCCGCTTTTCTTCTTGACTGCTAACGCGAAGATTCCCAACGCGACGATCCGCGTTGCGGTGACTCGCTCCTGAAGATCTTCGCCAGCTTCTAGTTGGACTCCTCGCACGCTCGCGAGCGGATGGATCTCAGGGGGAGCTGAGAGGATACTTCCCGGACGGAAAATGATTTCAGTCGGGGTGAACGTCAGGGATTCACCATCTGGTCCTGAGAATTTGGTGATGAACATGCCCATGATTTCACTTCTCTTTCATTGAGATTGTGACGCGGATCATGTGTCACACCCTACTCTGTAAGCGTGTGGCGCGGCAGAAGTTTCGTTGAGCGAGAAACCCGCGTCTAATCCACCGCTGCCACGCCTCGATGACCCAGGCGGGGAGGTCGAGTAGGAAGCCGCCGATAGGGAAGAGGAGAAGGCCGACCAGTATCAGTGTTCAGCCGAAGATGATGGAGTTGCAGCGCATGCGCTGTGGTCCGGGAGGGGGAATGTGCATTGGTGGAGCCTCCAGATTGAACGTGTTGCGAGTAACACCACTATACGAACGTTGTGTGCATGAGACGCGGGGTTGCACACATCATGTCCCGGCTTGGGCGTCATTCCGGCTTCATCCGCGCAGATCTTGGCCATGTGCTGCCGATCGAGTCTCTAGCGGTACAGGGGCAGCTTTTTGTCATTTGCCGAGGGTAATCAGAGGGAATGGCTACTGCCCGCGTCCTTCATAGATTGGCGCTAGGCGAGGGCAGCGTCGGCCTCGGTGTACGAGCGACCTGTCTGTGCAGCAAAAAGCACTTTCCAGCCTTCAAGCCCGAGCGCTTCGGCAATTCTCTCGATCTCGCCTGCGGTGGCGGCGCGCCCGCGCTTAAGGACGTCGCCGAGTCGCGTGAGCTTCACCCCAGACAAGCGAGATAGCTCGCGGAGACTGACGCCGGATAGTTTTTGTTGTTCAGAAAGCAGCCGGGCAATCTCAGCATCTAGCCGAGCTGCGATAAGTGCGTTTCCCATACGTTCAATGTTCGCACATGTGAGCGACACTTCGCAAATTAATTTGACAACGTTTGTTGTTGCGAACATACTATGACGCATAACCGTTCGCAACAACGAATATGGAGATGCAATGCAGACACGGGAAACTCACGCCGACCGTCTCGCCGCTGTCATACGCGACGAAGCGAATCGCGTCGGCATGACGATCACTGAGCTCGCGGAGAAAACCGGCCTCAAGCGTCCGTACATCTCGCTGCGACTTAACGGGCACCGCGGGTTCAACGTGGTCGATCTCGACAAGATCGGGCTGGCGCTCGGCACGCCTGCGTGGGAGCTGATGTACCGGGCGCGTAGCGGCGACGATCCGGACAAATCGGATGGGTTCACCATCCAGGACAAAGCGTCGGGGTCGATCATCCTCCAGGCGCGCCACGTCGACTGGGACGGCGGTGACGCAGCATGACCACGGGCACGCCTTTCGATGCCGACCGCTGGTACTCCGCCCAGCAGATTCAGGAGACGCTCAGTCTCTCCCGCTCGACGGTCGAGCGCCTCGGCACCTCGGGTGCCGTGCGGGCAATCAAGATCGGGTCGTCTGTCCGCTACTGCGGAGATGATCTCAACGCTCAGTGCCGAGTCCTCGGGCCTGGAGCGGTTCATTCAATCTCTGCCTCAGTCAGGGGTGATGCAGCGTGAATCACAGAGAAGCAGAGGCCCGTAAGGGTGTCGAGGAGGCCCGTAAGGCTGTCATCAAGGCGTGCGCGGACCTGAGTGAATCTGAGATGTTCCTTGATGCAGTCATGGCTAACGAACGCTCGGCGGTGGGTGGCGAAGCTGCTCAAGCGGCCTCGTCGGCCGACGTCGCGAACACTCATCAGTCGAACATCCGCGAACAGGTGCAGCCCAGCAAGGTCATACACGCCGATTATGCCCCCGATGAATACGCGGAGAGCCAGCTCCTCGAAGCAGCGTCTGCGCTGCAAAAGGCAGCGCTCGTCCTCGGGTCGCCCCTTATTCGGCACTGGTTCGATGAGAGGCTTCTCGCTCGCGCTCAGAGTGATTTGATGCAGATTCAGGTGCAGATGCTAGCGAAGCTGCAGCGCCTGAACGCGCGCGCGATCAAGGACCTGTATGCCTCTCAGGGGACCGCCCGTGGTGCGGATGGTTCGTCTTCCTCAGCGTCTTCCTCCGCTCATTCCAGCGGCGCTGAGGGAGGCCGTGGCCTGCCGGGGGCCAGTGCTCATACCCCGGCAGGCTGCACCGCTCAGGTGTCGAGGTACCGGTTTCTGCGTCGCCGTGAGGATGGTTCGGCGCGCAGTTAGAGCTCCGTGGGGCCGGGTTTGAGTGTTGGTGGGTTGCGAGTCTCGCCCGGCCCCACGGTCACCCCAGTTGTAAAGAAAAGTGCCCCGGCCGATTGGGGTCGGCCGGGGCTGTCCAAAGAAAGGACTATCAGTCATGGATCAGGTTACCACGTCCGAGACGGTGGCGTTGAGCGCGCCGGTCTTGGAAGGGCTGCGTCGATTGGATGCGGTGATGAAGATGCGGCGGAAGCAGACGGCCGCGCAGAAGCGGATTGCGGTGGCGCGGTCTCGCGCGCGGGCGGCTTTGCAGGCGAAGGAGGAAGAGCAGTGAGCTGGATGAACGTCGCCAGGATCCTGCTGGCGTTGGCGTTGATGGCGTTGGCGTGGATCCTCAGCGCAGCAATTGATGCATGGATTCCGGCGGCCGCCGCGATCACGGTGCCGACGGCGCTCGCTGAGCGTCTCCTCTACGTCGCGTGGAAGGAGCGCCGGGCATGAGATCCGTCGAGATGATCGTTGAGTTCCCTATCGAGGACGCGAACCTGCCGATGCCGCACCTGCTGGGGCTGGCTAACGCCGCGTTCGTCGAGGAGGTCGAGCGCCAGGGGCTGCTGCTGATGTCACCTCCGAGCCCGTCCGTGATGCATGCGCGCCGGATTGTCGAGGTGCGCGCGGCCGTCGTGGAGAAGACGGACTGGGCGCCGCCGACGCCGGCCACGCCGATGTTCGAGTGCCCGAACTGCGGCACCACGATTTTTGCAGCCGGAAACACCGAGCAGGAAGAGGCAGAGAAGTGACCGAAACGATGATGGGCGTCCTCGTCCTGGGGCTGCTAGCGCTGCTGGCGGCGTACTTGTGGCAGGACTGGTGCACGAATACTCGTGAGTTCCGTGAGATGCGACGAATGATGATGCAGGCGCAGGAAGACCGTCGAGGAGGCGAGGAGAAATGAGCGTTATCGCGATTGATGCTGATGACGTGCAGGCCCGTACCGTCGCGGAGACGATGCTCGGCCTTGTCGGCGATGACGGGCATGTTGAGGTTGCGCAGGCTGAGCTGGTTCGTCTGACTGGCCTGTCTGCACGGACGCTGCGCCGCGTGCTTGATCGGCTGCGTGAGGCGCAGTGGATTAGCGTCGTGCGTGAGGCGACGCCGAACGCGCCTGCACGCTACGACCTCACGGACCTGGTGGCTGTTGCGCAGGCGGTTGGCTTGCAGCCGCGCCGCGAAGAACCTGCGACCGTGTCCACCACGGGCACGGGCGTTCTGTCGGCTGAGGTTGCGGCGGACCCGATTGGGGCTGTCCAGCCTGGCCAGCGGTGGCTGATCGACCCGAAGATCCTGCAGGGAGGCTCGAACATCCGCGCGGACTTGCGTGTCGGCCCCGAGTTCGTGGAGACGATCGCCGGACTCGGTGTCCTCAAGGACATCGACGTGTATCCGACCCTCACGGGCTTGGTGGTTCTCGATGGGCACCGTCGTCACCGCGCGGCCATTGAGGCGGGCTTGGAGACGGTGCCGGTGCGGATCGTCGACGTGGCGGGCGAGGCTGAGCGTATCGGCTTGCAGCTCACGGAGAATGACGAGCATGCGCACACGTCGACTGTTGACCGTGCGCGTGCCATTAACCAGCTCGTGTTGATGGGCCTCCCGGCCTCCGAGCTGCGCAAGCGCGGTGTGAAGGCCAGCGAGGCCACGTTGGCCCGCAGGGTCGCTAACGCTTCGCAGGAGGTCGCAGCCCTTGGGGAGTCGGCGAATCTTGGTCTTGATGATCTCGCGAAGATCGCTGAGGCTGAGGACAAGCTGCCCAAGGACATCGCGGGCATGCTCGTGGAGGAGATTCGAAAGGCTCCCGGCAAGATTGACCATTTCCTCGAGCGTGCACGTGATGAGGCGCGGCGTCGGCGAGTGTACGAGGAGGCGGTCCTCGACCTGCGTCAGCAGGGCATCAAGGTCATCCGTGAGGACGAATTCTACGACGGGTTTCCGAAGACCAACCAGTACCTGTGGAACCTGGTCGACGAATACGACAATACGGTTGAGCCGCACGACAACTGCCCCGGCAACGCAGCGTATGTCTCGGTGATCGGCTCGGGTGAGTACACGAGCGCGCAGACGCGCTTCGTGTGCATGGACTACGCCTCGCACGGGCACTTCACCCATGAGGATAGAGCGCGGACCACGCAGGAAGCCGAGCGCGCAGCGACCGTCGAGGCGAACCGTCAGGCGGCTCAGGAAGGCGAAGTGCGCCGCGCCTGGATTAAGGACGTGCTCTTCAAGCGCCCTCTGCCGAAGGACACGGCGCTCCTGGAAATGCCCATCATCTACAACCAAGCCCAGGTGTCCGACGCATCGCAGGCGAAGGGCCGCGCGCTGATCAACTTCGATGACATGGGCTTCGGGCTCACGATGTCAGCCGCGCAGGCGGCTAAGGCGCGCCTCGCGTGGTGCATCGGCGTCCTCGAGGGTGGCATGGGCCGTGATTACTGGCGCAGCCCCAGGAGCGAACGCTTTGACAACCTTGTTCAGCTGTACCTGCGGACCTTGGAACGCTGGGGATACCCCCTCGGTGAGGGTGAGGAGGCGTTCTGCGAGAAGGTCGAGGCGGCCCCCGCAGTCGTCACCTGGGGACCGCGCGCTGGGGAGGTGTACTGATGAGCGCCGAGGAATCAACGCTGGTGGTCGTGGCTCGGGCGGCCTTGGAGGGGGCGCTGCGTGCGGCCCTGCCGCATGTGGCGCGCAAAATTCCCGAGGATGCCCCAGACAATGGCGCGGGCCTGCTGCGCCTGGCCGTCGTCCAGGATTGCGTGATGGTGTTTGCAGTCGCGATTGATCGCAAGCGCGCGATCGCGGTGCGGTTCAACGTCCTTGATGGGGACAGCTACGGCGATGGCGTGAAGTCGATGTGGCTGCGTCGCTCTGCTGTTGAGGCGTTGGCGACGTTCCTCGCGGGGTCTCCCGTCGAGAGGGTGAGCCTCCTCCTCGATGAGAGGGAGGGCGTCACTGTCCAGGAGACGGGCGTCCTGTATGGGCCTCAGATGGCGCGTGTCGCCCCGGCTGCGGAGCCGATGGATGAGGACCGCGTCGACGCGGCGCGCCTTCTGCTGGATGGAGCGCATGGGGTCCTCTATCAGGACGCGGCCGTGGAGATGGACCCGGCTGTTGTCCGCACGTTCGCTGCGTCGGCGGCGGCCTGGCAGATTCCTCTGCGGGTCCGCGTCGGGGACGGTTACGGGCGGTCCTCGTTCATCTGGGGCACAGACGCGTGCCTTGGCTGGTCCGCTGGATCAGTCATGATCCAGGCCCCCGTGACGGGCGAGCTCCTCTACGACGGGCCGTCGATCCAATACCTGGAGGCTGCGCTGCTTCCACCTGTGCCCATGGGGAGCGTTAGTGCGCCAGCGGGGCTGCGCGTCTACGAGGGAGGGGACGGCCTGTGACTGCAGAGGAACTCAACGAGATCGAGCGCGCGAATCACGTCCGTGCCCTCAAGCGGGAACTATCGCGGGTTCAGGTGCATGCGATCAAAACGGCGTCCGACCTGATCGATGTCGGCGCAGCGATTGCCGAGAAATACGCGCAGACGCCCGAGCAGCGTGTGAGCATTCGCAGGACCATCGGTGCCGTTGTTGACAAGCTCATCGACGGCCTCTACCCGCAGGCAGGAGAAGAACGCGATGAATGACGTTGCCATCGCTCCCCTGTGGGAGGTCGGCCCCTTCGATCTGCCCCAGGCGGACATGCTCTCGCTCAACGGCCGAGCCGACCGCCGTACTCTCTCCCCGCGGATTCGGACACTGCGCATGCAGGCCCGCGTGATGGCCCGCGCGGCCCACTGCCCAACCTTCATGCGCGCGCGTCTTGTCGCATGGGTTCGCTTCCCGGATGGACGCCGCCGCGACCTCCACAACTACATGCCCACACTCAAAGCCCTCGTCGACGGGCTGGTGGACGCGGGCCTGCTCCCGGACGACGACGCGCGGCACCTGCAGGGACCGGACATGCGCCTCGACCCCCGTCACGCGGGCAAGCGCATGGGCATCCCCATGTGCTCCATCCGGTTCACCGTCATGCCCTACGAAGAAAACGAGGAAGACCAATGAGCGGCGAAACACTCGTCACCCTCGTCGGTAACTTGACCGCCGACCCCACACTCCGCTGGACGCAGTCCGGCTCCGCCGTCGCTGACTTCACGGTGGCCTCCACCCCGCGAACCTACGACCGCAACGCCGGCGAATGGCGCGACGGCGACACCCTCTTCACGCGCTGCTCCGTATGGCGCGAAACCGCCGAGAACGTCGCAGAGTCGCTGCGCAAGGGCATGCGCGTCATCGTCTTCGGCCGCCTCACTCAGCGCTCGTACGACACCCAGCAGGGCGAGCGCCGCACGGTCGTTGAGCTGCAGGTCGACGAGATCGGCCCCTCCCTACGCCGAGCGCGCGCACAGGTCATCAGGCACCCCGCAGCGGACGGCGGGGCAGGATACCCTCCCCCGCCTCCACCTGCGTCCACCCAGCCCACGCG